TTACACAGGCATGTGCTGAATCAAAACGTGAAATGATTAGATGTAATATTACGATTGAAACAGACGAGGACGATTTACTTGGCGGTTACAGACTTAAAGATGGTCAGACCGTATGGCAAAATGGTCCTGTTATTGAGGCGATGGAGAGAGGCGCTATTCTTTTACTTGATGAGATTGACCTTGCAAGTAATAAGATTATGTGTTTACAACCTATCCTTGAAGGGTCTGGTGTCTATGTTAAAAAGATAAACAAGTTTGTTAAACCTAAACTTGGCTTCAATGTGATTGCTACTGCTAACACAAAAGGTCAAGGTAGTGATGACGGTAAGTTTATCGGTACTAATGTACTTAACGAGGCATTCCTTGAAAGATTTCCTGTTACATTTGAACAACAATATCCTACTGCTAAAGTAGAAGAAAAAATTGTTGCTCAAAAACTTGCTAGTGCAGGTAAAAGAGATCAAAAGTTTGCTCACAATCTAGTGACTTGGGCTGACGTTATCAGAAAAACTTATATTGATGGCGGTTGTGATGAGATTATCTCAACGAGAAGACTAGTCCACATTGCTGAGGCATACGGAATCTTTAAAAACAAAATGAAGGCAATCAATGTTTGTACTAACAGATTTGATGAAGATACTAAATCATCATTTACTGACCTGTACACTAAAGTTGATAGTGGTGCTTCAGTAGAACAGATTCTTTCTGATAAGAAGGCGGCTGAAGAGGCTGAGATATTATCAGAAAAGAAATCCGATGATAGTGAGGAAGATAGTGAAGAAGACTTTACTGTCTAAATCTATCCATAGTGTAAGTCCGCTTGTGGCCAGAAATGGCCACAAGTTTATTTACAAAGGGAGTATATAATGGGAATATATGATTCAGATAAAGAGAAACCAAAGATGTCACAAAAAGAACGTGACGATATGATGAAAAAGTTTTTAGAAAAAGGTGGCAAAGTACAGAAATTAAAACCTGGTTCTGCTGCTGTTTTAGGTAGTTTAGATAAGAGTAAGAAACCTGCTTATACAAAAGAAGATATTGAGAAAGGTGTTACAGGCCATGCACCTGCACCAGATTATAAAAGTTACAAACCAAATACATACCATGACCTAGATTTAGGTGAAGATAAAATACCTGTGTATGTATCAGTAAAAGAAAGGAAGGACTAGTGTCAATTACTGTTGAAGTTAGAGGTGGTAATTTAGAGAAGGCTATGCGTGTACTTAAAAAGAAAGTACAAAAGGCAGGGATCATTAAAGATTTAAGAAGCAAACAATACTTTTCTAAACCATCAGAAATAAAACGTGAAAAAGCAAAAGAACGTGCTAAGATAATCAGAAAAGCTCAGAAAGCAAATGACGAGATGTTAGGTTACAAGTACGTAAAAGGCGTTAAAGTTAAAAAAATTTAAGAATTTCTATGCCGTCTGTGTTGATATTATATATATTATTACTACAAGGCAATTCATAAGACCTAGTAGGGGTATAGAAAAGGTAGAGAAATCTACCTGAAAAACGGTGATCTTTGCCAGTTTAACTCCGTGACAAAAGGAAACTGGCGCTTGAAATTATATAAATAATTATTATATAATACTAGACAACGCCTTATAGGGTTGTCAGAAAATTAACTTTGCTTAACATAAGGAGGTTACAATGACCAATAAAGCACTATCAATTTTCAATCAATTAAGACCACTAACTGTAGGATTTGACGATACGTTCAGACATTTTGAATCAATGTTTGACCATCAATTAGATCATATACAAACTACAGCTTTCCCTCACTACAATATAGTGAAGATGGATAAGAACAAGTACGATATTCAAATCGCTCTTGCTGGTTATAACAAAAAAGATATAGACATTAACCTTGAGGAAGGTGTTCTATCTATCGAGTCTAAAAAAGACGAGAAGAAGGAGACTAAAGTAGACTCTGAAGGTGAAATCTTACATAAAGGTATCGCTAAAAGATACTTTAAAAAGTCTTTTACAATCGCTGAGGACTGTCAAGTCAAAGGCGCTGAACTAAAAGACGGCCTATTAAAGGTGTCTTTAGAGAGAATTGTTCCAGAACATAAAAAAGCTAGAACTATCTCAATCAAATAACAATATAGATAGGGCGGCTTATTGACAAGTCGCCCTTTTTATTATATAATGAGTCTATTAATATATTATAAGGAGAAATAAATTATGAAAAAAGGTGATAAGGTACCTCAAATTAAGTTTAGAGTAAGAGAACTAGGCGAATGGATAGATACTAATTCTGATACATATTTTAGAAATAAAAGAGTTATATTGTTTTCATTACCTGGTGCATTTACTCCTACATGCTCACTACAACAACTACCTGGGTTTGAAAAATTACACAATGTATTTAAAGAACATAAGGTAGATGATGTTTATTGTTTATCAGTAAATGATTCTTTTGTTATGAATGCTTGGGCACAAAATCAAAAATTAGAAAATGTTAAAGTCATACCCGATGGTAATGGCGAATTTACAGACGCAATGGATATGCTTGTTGAAAAACGAGATAGATGTTTTGGAATGAGATCATGGAGATATGCTATGGTTGTAAACAATTCTGTCATTGAGGAGATGTTTGTAGAACCTGGTAAAGATGACAACGTTATAGAAGACCCATATGGTGAGTCTTCTCCAGAAAACGTACTAAAATATTTACAGACAAAGGTTGACAAATCTACAAATTAATGTTAGAATTATATTATGAAATACAATGAAGATAAAATCTTAAAAGAGATTGGTGATTATATTAAGTCAACTTATGGCCAACACTATTCAAGTGACCAAAAAGGCTTTCAAGTTTTAGATTTATTAAAGACACTTAAAATCGGAAAAGATTTCTGTCATGCAAATGCAATTAAATATTTGTGTAGGTATGGCAAAAAGAATGGACACAATCGTGCTGATCTGTTGAAGGCAGTACACTATGTTATACTATTATTAAATTATGATAAGGAGATGAAATGAAAATAAGTGATAATACAATTAGTATATTAAGAAATTTTAGTGATATAAATGCTAATATACTATTTAAACCTGGTAAACAATTAAGTACAGTTTCCACAATGAAAAACATTATGGCAGAAGCCAATGTTGAAGATGAGTTTGAAACTGAATTTGGCGTATATGATTTGCCAGAGTTTTTGAGAGCATTGGATTCTTTTACACAACCTGTATTGAACTTCAATGGTACTGCAAACCTAAAAATACAAGATGAAAAAACTAGTTTGTCAGCGAGATATGCTTTTGCTGATAAATCAACGTTAAGATATCCATCTAAATCAATAACAATGCCAGACAAAACAGTATCGTTTTCATTAAACAATGCTGACTATGAGTCTGTTAAAAAGTTATATACTAATTTAAGTCTACCTGATATTGCATTTAAAGGCGAAGGTGGTAAGATTAAGTTAGTTGCATTAGATAAAAAGAATAGCAACTCTAACCAATCATCTATAACAGTTGGTGAAACTGATATAGAGTTTACTGCATACATTAAGGCTGAGAATATGAAAATTATTCCTGGCGATTATGATGTTGCATTATCAAAAGCAAAGATTGCTCATTTCATAAACAAAAAGGTACAAGTACAATACTGGATTGCTTTAGAAGCTGACTCAACATTTTAAGTGAGGTTATATGTCAGATTTTCTATGGGTTGAAAAATACCGTCCTAAAAAAATATCAGAATGTATCTTAACTGAAGATTTAAAGAGCACATTTTCTAAATTTCTTTCTCAAAAAGAAATACCAAATCTTCTCCTTTCAGGCACAGCAGGTACGGGTAAGACAACAGTTGCTCGTGCCTTGTGCGAAGAACTAGGTGCTGATTACATAATCATTAATGGTTCAGATGAAGGTAGACATATTGATACCTTACGTACTACAATCAAAAACTTTGCGTCTACCGTATCGCTAGACGAGTCTAATACACATAAAGTCGTTATTATAGATGAGGCAGATTACATGAACGCTGATAGTGTTCAACCTGCATTACGTAATTTCATTGAAACATTTTACAAGAATTGTAGATTTATATTTACTTGTAATTTCAGAAACAAAATCATACCTGCATTACATAGTCGTTGTACCGTTATTGATTTTCGTATCACAAATGGTCAGAAAGTCAAAACTGCTACTGCATTTCTAAAAAGACTAGGCGAACTATTGAAGGCAGAGAATATAGAGTATGATAACAAAGTACTTGCTGAACTAATACAAAGACACTATCCAGACTTTAGAAGAACGATAAACGAATTACAACGTTATTCTGTACGAGGTAAGATAGATAGTGGTATACTTGTATCTCTATCAGAAATTAATAACAAAGAGTTGATTAAGTTTCTAAAAGAGAAAAGGTTTGGCGATATGAGAAAATGGGTTGTACAAAACCTAGACAAAGACCCTAGTAGTCTATTCTCATCTATCTATGATATACTATACAAACATTTACAACCTCAATCAATACCTGCAGCCGTTCTAACAATCGCTGACTATCAATATAAATCTGCCTTTGTGGCTGACCATGAGATAAATATGGTTGCGTGCCTAACACAAATCATGGCAGAATGTAAATTTAAATAGAGGAGATAATAGATATGGCGAGTAAAACTTTATGGCGAAGACTTATAGTTAGAGCACGAATGTTTTGGGCTGATATTAGAGGTCATCACGGTAAGGTTTGGGATTATGAACCAGGCGATTACTACATGGGTTCTCATAAAGGTCATAAAAAACATGAAAAACATGATTGAATATAAACTTACTGATTATCTCAATGCGATTAACTGGACAAAAGTAAATCTGCTAGACGGAGATGATCTCACTTGGGAAAAGAAATACCCACCCTATGTTATAAATCGTTGCTTATCCCAACACGTTGACGCTATAATGATGGCAAATGAGATGAATTTACATCACGGCCTCACCAAACGTTTACAATTTCACTTTCTACTAAATAGTATTCGTAAGAGAAAAAGATTTGGCGGCAAGTGGACAACTACTGCTAAGTCTAAAAATTTAGAGTATGTAAAAGAATATTATGGTTATAGCAATACAAAAGCAAAGGTAGCCCTAGACATACTAGATAAAAAACAATTGAGTCTTATCAAAGAAAAACTTGATAAGGGTGGGAGAAAAAAATGAGTGACGAATTTAATTGGTCGCCTGAGCAGATGTTAGAGGTTACACTCAAGCAGCCAGATGACTTTCTAAAGATAAGGGAGACTTTGTCCCGAATAGGTGTTGCAAGTAGAAAAGATAAAACTTTATTTCAAAGTTGCCACATACTACACAAACAAGGTAAATATTACATAGTACATTTCAAAGAACTTTTTGCTTTAGATGGCAAAAAAGCTACGTTAGTTGAGAATGATGTTCAAAGACGTAATACAATATCAGTTTTATTACAAGACTGGAACTTATTATCAATAGTCAAACCAGAGGCTGCTGAAAACAAAGCACCTCTATCACAAATAAAAATTATTGCTTTCAAAGAAAAGAGCGAATGGAATTTGCAAGCAAAATATAATATCGGAAAAAAACAATCAACTGAAGAAAACAAAACTGAATAGGAGTATATTATGATTAGATTATACAGACTCTCATCTGGAGAGGACGTAATAGGTACGCCACAAGAAAGCGATAAAGCAGATCACGTGGCATTAAAGAAACCTTTTGTATTGATTCCAATGCAAGGACAACCTGGCAAACCTATGCAAATAGGATTTCATCCTTACATACCGTACACAAAAGATGAAATTATACATATCAAAGAAGCAAATATAATTACAGATACTACACCAGACGATAATATGATAAATGCTTATCAACAAAATACTGGTCAGATAGTAACACCCAAAGCAAAAATACTTACGTAATTGACTTTTACTAATTTATTTGTTATAATAGGATATGAATTTGGCGAGTAGTTTTTACACAAACGTTGTAGAGTATAAAGGTAAACTTCTTATAAGAGGTGTCAATAATGGACAATCTTATTTGAGTCGTATCAATTACAATCCTAAACTATATTTACCTACAAGAGATCAAACAAAATATAAAACACTAGACGGCACTTACTTAAAAGAAAAGCGTTTTGATTCTATATCAAAAGCAAAACATTTCTATAGTGAGTACAGTACAATACCAGAGTATAAAATCTTTGGTATGAATAGATACAACTATCAATACATTGCTGACGAATACAAAGGTGAGATAAGATGGAACAAAGACTACATTAAGATATTCACACTTGATATAGAAACCGAGTGTGAGGGCGGCTTTCCCGATCCTGATACTGCAAAAGAAACGATTATCTGTATCACTATAAAAAATCACAGCAACAAACAGATTATTACATGGGGTACAGGTGACTTCATTTCTAAAAAGGCAAACGTAACTTATGTAAAATGTCAAAATGAAAAGCACATGTTGCTAGAGTTTCTAAAATTCTGGTGTAAGAATCATCCTGATATTCTAACAGGTTGGAATGTAAAGTTTTTTGATTTACCTTATCTTATGAATCGTATGAGATATATTTTTGACAATGATACTATTAATAAAATGTCACCATGGAATTATGTCAATGCAGATAGAATACAACTTGGTAATAAAAATAATCAGATATGGAATATACTAGGTCTATCTGTACTAGATTATTTTGATCTGTATAAAAAGTTTACATATGTCCGACAAGAAAGTTATAAACTAAATTACATCGCTAAGGTAGAACTAGGCGAACAGAAATTAGATAACCCATATGAAACGTTTAAAGATTTCTATACAAAAGATTATCAAAGGTTTGTAGAGTATAATATACAAGACGTAGAACTTGTTGATAGACTCGAAGACAAAATGAAACTGATTGAGTTATGCCTAACTATGGCATATGATTACAAGGTAAACTATACAGATGTTTATTCACAAGTAAGATGTTGGGATACAATAATCTATAATCATTTACTTACAAAAGATATTATTATACCACCTAGAGAAGATCAGATCAAGGATACACAATACGAAGGTGCATATGTAAAAGATCCACAACTAGGTTTACATAACTGGATTGTTTCGTTTGACTTAAACAGTTTGTATCCACATTTAATTATGCAATACAATATTAGTCCTGAAATGTTTGTTGGTGTAGAACCTAAAGCAGTAGGTGTAGAAAATTTTTTAGATGAAAAACTAAATCTCAAATGGGCAAAAGATCGTAACGTGACTATTGCACCAAACGGCGCAATGTTTAAAAGAGATAAACAAGGCTTCTTACCTGAACTTAT